ACTAACTTATATGGGATTCAATATAAAGAATCCTGAAGATAAAGATATAGCAATGAACTTAGTTAATTCTGTAAGAAGTCTAAGTGATGAAGATAACGTACAGTCAGCAATATCTTACATCTCACAAAGAATAAACGCTTGAGACTATAAATGAGCTATAAATAAAGTAGAGAATCTTGTAAGGGCTGAAGCTAAGAAGAATGAGCCTGACTGATACTTCGATGAATCAACAGCTAGAGGACTAATAAACAAGGCAAATGATTTAATAGAATTGGCTAATTCATTACCTAACGATATTGGAGTATTCCAATGAACTATGCAACAATACTTAAAGAAATTAAAGAGTTCAGACGCTTCTAAACTAGAGACAGCAATAGCTTACTTAACAGACGAACAAAGATTAAAACAAGTATGAAGTAATGTAACAGAACACGAATTAGAAATGGTAAAAAAATGGATTCCTGAAATATCAGATAGGACAGAAACATTTATGAATAAAATCCAACAATTAAAGAATAATGCTATTACCAACTTAAACGCTTGGAGAACTACGTACTGATTACCTGAATTGGATGAGAAAACATTATTAAATACAAACAGCAAGGTAGCACTATATAACTGAACTTATGTTACTCCTAGTATAAACGCAAGATGATTAGTATGAGATCAAAGTATAGATACAAGCCTAGCAAGAACAAGAAAATAAAAAAAGGAGCTTAAATGCTCCTTTTTGTTATTCTAATTTATAAACTTTTTCTCGTACTGCTTCTATATGTCATTGGAGATAATCTATTTTATCATCCATATCGTTTACTTTATCTAATGTTAAATTAGAATTTCTAATAATTAGATCGTAATAAAATCATTGATTCTGAATTATCTCTTTATTCTGAAAATACAGAACACAGAATCCAGCAATAACAAGTATACATAGAACTATAAATTGTCGATTTTTCATAATTCAAACTGTTACCTAATAAATACTAAAAATAAATAACTATTCTACAATACAATTCAAGATATAAAAAATGGCTTATATACTACTCTTTCTCTACTAAAAAATATAACTGTATATATTTTAATTATCTCTTATTTATTGGAGTAAGAGATATTTTTATATAGGGAAAAACTATGGAGGAAGAACTCAAAATATATGAAGAATACGGAAATAATCCTCTATTATTCATTGAGGCTATGTTCGGACTTACTCCTCAAAAAGTTTTACCTGAATATCAAACTTTACTAGCAGAATGTAGAAAAACCTGAGATTATTCCAGGATTAAGACTGGTATGTTTGAAAAATTTGTTAAGTATGAACAGCTTACACGACAACAAGTAGAGATCGTATTAGCAGTAGCTAGAGCCGTTACTGGTAATGATAAAAAGAAAATAGTTGTAAAATCCTGACACGGTATCGGTAAATCATCTATAATTTCTATTATAATGATCCGATTTCTTTTTTGTTATTATCACGCAGTTATAGGATGTACTGCTCCTACTCAAGTACAAATGCAGGACGTACTATGGAAAGAATTATCTCTATGGAAAGATAGATTACCTGAATGAATAAAAGACTATTTTGAACATACTAGAGATTATATGAGGGTATGATTAACTGACGCTGATAAAAACGCCTGGTATGCTAGAGCAAGAACAGCTACTAAAGAACATCCTGAAGCTTTAGCAGGACTACACTCAGATAACTTAATGATTATTGCTGATGAGGCTTCTTGAGTACCTGATGAGATATTTGAGACAGCACAGTCAGCAATGACTAATGAAAATGCTATATTCCTAATGATTTCGAACCCTACTAGACTTGAGGGTTATTTCTATAAATCATTTACAGAAAACGCTGAATGATTCCAGACTTTAAGCTTTAATTCAGAAGAATCTCCTATAGTAGATCGATGATTCGTCAATAATATTATAGCTGAATATGGTAAAGATTCAGACCAATATAGAGTCAGAGTTTTATGAGAATTCCCTAAAGCTGGACTTATTGATGATAAAGGTTGGATTCCATTATTTGATCCAAACGAACTTACATTTATTACAGAAGAACAAGCAAGCTATGAACCTGAAGAATTTACTATTTTATGAGTAGATCCAGCAGGTAACGGAAAAGACTACGCTTCTTTTGTTGGTAGAAATAACTTTTACGCTAAGAGGGTTGCTAGAGAACAGAAATCAGATGATAAGACTTTAGCGTTAAGAACTGTTCAATTAAAGACGTTACATCCTAGAATTGAAGATAATAACATAATATACGATAATTTTGGAGTATGAGCTAATCTATGAGTAGAACTTGCTAAGAACTGAATATATGCTAGATGAGTAAACGCTTGAGATAAAGCTGATGATGATACAACTTTCTTAAATAAAAGAGCTGAATGTTATTGGAGACTAAAGAAAGAATGTAAACAAGGACTTAAGCTAATAGGTACAGCAAAAGACCGATCAGATTTATTTATGATTAAATATAGGAGAACAGAAAAGGGACTAATAAAGATAATGGAGAAAGTAGAGATGAGGAGAGAATACTGAAAATCTCCTGACGACGCAGACGCTTTAATGATGACATTTCGAGATAATCCTCAGATAATAAGAAAAACTAAAGAAAGCAGAGAAAAACAAAGTGTTAATCCTTTTACAGGAGAAATAAAAAGAATGAAACATTTATCACATAATTTAACACCAGTATGGTAAGAGATACAGAAAAGCTAGAAAAACAAGAACTCAATGAGAAGCCTAATCTAAAAGTATCAGAATCAGATGAGGAGGCTCTAAATAGAGTACTTGATAGAATGGCAGATATGAAGAATGGTAAAGATAGACAAGATCAGGAGGCTTTATGGAATTATATTGATAAGACTTTTAAAGCTAAACCTAGCTATAAGTGGAATTGACAAGTAGCTCCTATCTTGAAAATCGAAGAAGCGTTAATTGAAGCTTCTATATGAATGCAGGACGCACAATTACCAATAAGCGTAGAATGCGACGGTAAAGCAGACTGAGTAATGTTACAACTAGCAAAATATACGCTAGATCATTTCATATATAAAGAAAAACTAACACAAGAAATCAGGTTACATATGGACTATTCAAGAGCTAGATACTGAACAGCTATTCTATTTTCAGGATTAGAATTATCATCTAAATATATTGCTAAAGAAAGTAACGACTGATATTTTAATCCAAAATGAGAACTTGAAAGAATAGAACAATTACACGTTAAAATTAAGGACGTACCTATCAGACAAGCTTATTTTGATGATACTGCTCATAGATATGAAGAAGCCGTTGACTGTATCTATGAAGAATATCTACCTATAGACGAATATAAGTTAAGATACTTAGATGATAACTGAAAATCTAAGAAAAACTTTACTAATGCTGAATATGTATGAGTTGCTGATGATCTAAGAGAAGAAGATAGTCAGAATTCTAATATGGTTAAATTGTGGCACTACTACAATAAATTATATGCTAAATACATTATCGTAGTAAATGAAAAGATAGTAATCTATAATGGTATAGCTTCTACAAGACACGGAGAATTACCATTAGTACCTGTTCAGTTTTATAATAATCCTTATTCAATTTACGGTATAGGAATCCCTGAAAGATATGCTACAATTAAAGCTCTTAATAATAACTTCTATTCAGCAATGATAGGATGAGCTTGGTTGAATGCTGGTTCTATACTATTTACTGGAGAATGAACAGAAATAGACTGAGAAATATTTGTAGAACCTGGAGAGATCAGCGTAATAGAGATGACTAAAGGTTCAGCTAGAGATATAACACCTTATAATACTAATGTAAACGTACAACAATTAGCTGAAATAGTAGTACGTATGGATGATATTTGAGCTTATTTAACAGGTATAAATATTAAAGCTCCATATAGTTCTCCTGCTAAGACTGCGTTTGAGACTTCAGTAATGAAAGAAGAACAAAACAACAGACTTAAGACTATTTATGAGACAAGAGTTATGGGACTAGAACAAGCCTTTACTTTAATGTTATCAAATATCTTTACTTTCTTACCATACCAATACGCAGAAAAATCAGTAGATGAAAAGCAAAAGCTAAAGGACTACAAATGGTATCAGATCCCTATTAACGGTTATAAGACAATTAAGGATGATAAATGAAATGTTATAAACGTAGAAGAAGCTAAGGACTACAAAGACTATTTTGATCTAAAACCTGAAATAGTTGAATGAGCAAGAGGTATGAAAGTCAGAATTGTTACTCCTAGTACAGCTAGTACAATGAAAGCTCTAGAAGTAGAAAATATAGCAAAATACATCCAAGCTAAACAAATGCTAGCTAATATAAAGATGATGAATCTACAAATGCAACAACCAGTAGACGTATTCAATAAGATAGATGATAAGCTAGATATGTTATTCAATATAGACAAAGAGAATATTGATATACCAAGTAATGAACAAGAAATCAGAGACGCAACAGCACAAATAACTCAGATGATAAATTCTTTAAATTTTGCTTGATGAAATAATGAAACACTTAATCCAATGGGTAGCGAAGAAATTGCTCAACCTTGACCTAGTTTTAGTCAACAAAGTTGATTACCTGAAGCTCCAACAGTACAGCAACCAACGACTCCAACAATTTAAGCCTGAATTAAAGCTATTAGATACTGATACTATTAAGACTCTAGAGGCTAACGAATTACAGGCTTTACTCCAGGAGTTAAAGAGTACAAAAAACTGATTACTGATAGAAGAAAAAAGATATTCAGATCCGATAGAGATAGCTTATAGGGACTGAGCTATAATAGTTGTAAACATCCTAATAAGGAAGATTCTATCAGTATTACAAGCTAAGATCAGAAAAGAAGACTAATTTATATTCAATTAAATAGCAATGAAGAACCAATACAGCTTTAGATTAACTACTACTCTATTACCTACAGATACAACAGCAAAGACAACTGATGTAATTAACAAAGTAGACGCTAATTGAGATAAGTTTAAGCCTACATTTACTGAGGAGACAGTAGTAATAACAAACGATGATAGAACTATCATAGAGACAACAAGAGCTACTTGTACTAACTGAGTATTATCATTTACAAAAAGAGGTTTAAGCGATGATAATACTGAGACTTCTATAGCTAATAGAAAATTAACGTGGAATCCAGGATCTTTATGTTTTGTTACAGCTGGAGCTTGAGACCGAATAGATCCTGATGATGATATAGTATGGGCTGGTAAACAAACATACGCTTGAGATATGGAATCTAGAGGTAAAGCAACATATAAAGGAAGACTTATAACAGAAAAAGGAGTAGAATACCCTCATTTTGATACGTTTGCTGATCTAGAAGCTTATAGTTCTCCTTTTGGTGGAATGTTCGCAGTAGTAGATAGTTCAGGAGAATTATACAGATATAACGCAGTATCAGAAGAATGGAGCGTAGTAACAACAGCTACTCCAGTATTACCTGAGCAAGCAGACGATGAGACTATATGAAGTGTAAGAGTAGCAACAGACGCAGAATTTGAAGCTGGTACTGATACTTGAAGTCAATGAGAATATCTTATGCCTACTGTATCTCAAGTTAAATCAAATACTCCTAGTATGAGTTTAAATGTAACAGAAGTAAATCAGTCTTCATCAAGCGTTACACAGTCTTGAGCAACTGCTAGCGTAAGTTATACAGTACCACACGACTGATTCCTAACTGTAAAATGGGTAGAATGGCTTACTGCTAGTTCTATAACTTCACACGAAGACCACGTAAACTATGTATCTTATTCTTGAACATCTAATCCATTAAGAGTTACAAGAACAGAAATATATAACGTTAATCCAAACTATACTTGACTACAAGGTACAGCTTTTTCTCATACTGAACTAATAGCAGTAAAAGCTTGAACATTTACAGCAACAATTACACTAATTGATAATATGCCTAGTTGATATTCAGCTGATGTTAAAATATCAGATTTCTTTTACTTCGCTTAATACCTTATAATGCAACTACTAGAATGAAGTGATACAAGAGTAAGATTTAGAATAAATGAGATAGAAGATAATATTTCTTCTAGCTTAGATTTTGACGATTTCGATACTTATCTATTAGAGATTAAATTCGCTGATGATACTTTATTAGAAGTAAGAGGTACTGTTGATAAGACTACAGATCCTGATACTGTATATTTTGATATATTTTCAGAAGATACAGAAGATAAGGAATGAAGTTTTACAGCTGATATTCGATGAGTAAAAGATGAGAAAAAAGTCAGATTTAATCCTACTACTATAAAGTGAAAAGTTTTAAATTCTGTTTATATACCTAATGTCTTGTAAACAAGCTCAAGCTGAAATGCTACCAATAACAACTTATGAGCTTAGGAATATTCATATAGTAGAATACGATATAAATCCTGTGATTACTCCTAGACACGAAGTTGAAGACGTTAAGGGTAAAGAGTTCTCATTTCAATACTGTGTATCATTTAGAGATCCGAATTTACCTGAATGGATACTTGCTAGATGATGGTGGAATGATGAATGATTATGGACTCCTGACTGAATATTCCCTATGTAATTTACCTATAAATATATAACTATGACTGAACCACAATTGCCAATAGAATATTGAGATAGCTGATTAGTTGCTAG